CCATGCCACGGGCGTCGGGATCACTGACGAAGCCCTCGCGCAGGTCAAGGAGGCAGCCTGCGCCCTGCCCTACGTGGAGGTCCGCCGGAGCACGGGCGGCGGCGGGATACACCTCCGCACCTACCTGGACGGCATCCCGTGCGAGAACCACACGGTCCATGCCGCCCTGGCCCGCGCGATCCTGGGCATGATGTCCAGCGAATGCAACTTCGACTTCGCCTCGCAGATCGACTGCTGCGGCGGGGTGATGTGGATTTGGCACCGGAAAATGACCGCCGAGAACCACGGCCTGGAACTAATCAAGCCAGCCACCAAAGTGCTCACGGCGGCCGACCTGCCGGCGAATTGGCGCGACCATATCGAGGTCGTGACCCGCAAGCGTTCCAAGGTGCGTGTAAACGCGCTGAGTGACGACAAGCTCGACAAGTTCGAGGCCCTGGCTTCCGCCCAGCAGATCATCCCCCTGGACGACAGCCACAAGGCCCAGATCGAGGCCCTCCAGCGTTCCCACTACACGACCTTGTGGATCGCCGACCACCACCTGCTACAGACCCACACCTGTGCTCTCAAATGGTTGATGGACGGGCCGGAGGCCGGAGAGTTGAAGCTGGTTGGAGTGTTCGATACGAATTCCCAGGGACGAAATCCAGGCAACCCCAACTGCTTCCTTTTCGCGTTGCCCAACGGGGCCTGGCGCGCCTACCGCTTTTCGCCTGGCGTTGCGGAGGCCGAGACCTGGACCCAGGACGGCGAAGGGTGGACCACCTGCTACTTCAACCGCCGGCCCGACCTGCGGACAGCGGCACGCGCTCACGGCGGAGTCGAGGACCCCGAGAAGGGCGGCTACGTTTTTCCAACGACGATGGCCGCCCGTGAGACGGTCAAGGACCTGCTAGGCTGCGACTTTGAGGTCCCGGACAAATTGGTCCATCGCAAGACCAGTCTGTCGGCCAAGAAAGATGGACGCTTGATGGCCGCGATCGCGCGGGAAAAGGACGACGCTGATTTTCCTGGGTGGCTCGACAAAGGCAGCCGTTGGATTGCCGGATTCACGCAGCATATCGTGTCTGAATATGAGGATGTGCAGACCGATGAAACCGTGCGCGCCCTGGTCACTCCCAAAGGTGAGGCGGCTGGACTCCTGATCCAACAGAAGAACGGCGCGTGGGTCCGCCAAGGGCTTGGCCCCGCGAAGATGGCTCTACAGTCAACCGGTCTGCCAAAGGACGAGGCTGAACGCAAGATCGGCGATGCCATCCGTGATCCGCACCTCCTCGTGATTCAACCCTTTCAGCCGGCGTGGCTTCCCGGCCGGCGCTGCAATATCGACGCAGCACAATTCACCGTTCCACCCGAAGAAGGCGACCACCCGCACTGGGATTTGATCTACAACCACACATTTGCTGGCCTAACAGAAGCCATTAAGAAGAACCCCTGGTTCGCGGAGAACGGGATTCACTCGGGCGGAGACTATGTGCGCGCGTGGATGGCGTGCCTGATCCAGGCCCCGTTTGAGCCTTTGCCGTTCATCGCCACGGTAGGCGTGCAGAATTCGGGCAAGTCGATTGTATATGAGGCTACGAACGAGTTCCTGTTTACGTCGGGCATCGTCAACGTCAACGAGGCCCTAACCCGCCAAGAACTGTTCAACGGCGAACTGGAGGGCGCGCTGCTGTGCGTCGTCGAAGAAATTTCACTTGCCGGTAATCGCAAGGCGTTGGATCGGCTGAAGCAGTGGACGACGGCCCGCGTGCTGCCGATTCGTCGTATGCGGACCGACTTGTATCACGTCCCGTGCTCGGCCCATTTTTTCATGTGTTGCAACCAACTCGATCACATCCCGGTCTTGGCCGGCGACAGTCGTATCGTGGTCTGCTGGGTGGACAAGCCGGCCAACCCGATCCCGAAGAAGGAACTCATGGCGAAGCTGGCCGCGGAAGCGCCGGCCATGCTCTACACGCTCAAACACTGGCGACTGCCCGCAATCATCGACCGGCTCCGACTGCCGATCGTCGAAACCGAAGACAAGGTTGACTTGGCTGACGAGAATTCGCCGGTGAACGTGTTTCTCAAGGAGTGCTGCCACGTCAAGGTGGGTGAGTACACTCCCAAAGATGATGTCCGTCTTGTCTACGCCGGATGGTGCAAGGCGCAGGAGGCGGAACCCCTGAAACCCGGGCCCTTCACAACACAACTCAAAGAGCTGACTGGCGGCAGAGTTCGGCCGACGATATGCCGCAACGGCAAGAAACAGTACCGCGCTTACAAAAACCTCGTCCTTGTCCCCGACGCGATCGAGACCTATGGGGTGCAGGCATGACGATACACGATTGGATCAAATGGGCGTTCGCTACTGCCGACGAACCACACCGTTTCGCGTCCCACATCCTGGCACGGCAGGCGTCCCGTGATTTGGGAGTCGAGATCACGACAGCCGACCTTGAGGCGGCGATGGCCCAAGCCGGCTACACCGTTCACCACCGAAATCAGTACGGCGCAGCCTATTACCTGGCGGCTGACACAAAGTCGAAGAAGCTCTACGACTTTCGCAGGTTCGTTCTGGTCGAGGGGATCGACCATCCGCTGAACACACCTGACCCGTGCGCTGGGTTCAACGCTCTGCCAGCCGAAGATCAAGCGGCCATGCTCGAATGGATCAAGACCAGTCTCGTTCCGATTCGTCGCGCACGCTTGGTATCCGAACTGCGATTTCCGTGCCAGGTCGTCTCCGGCTTGGCCATTACGAACGAGCACATGCGCGGCGCGCTATTGACGGCGGGAATCGAGACAGCCGGACCCCGCTTCCGCTGCTGCCTGAGTGACAACGCCCTGCATGAGTTTCGGCGAGTGCGCCGCACACAACTACAGGAGAAGCAACCTTGATTACGCTGGACGACGACTTGCAACGACTTTTGGACGACATGCGGTCCTACGCGCGATCGTATCATCCGCCAAAGCAGCCGGCACACTTGGTCCGGCCGACGTATGCGGACAAAGCCTTCGCCGGTTGGGAAATCAAGGATGCTGGAGACTGGCGGCACGTGACAACGGCTGACGTGCGCCGCGTGCTGCGGACCGCATTTGATTTGCGGGGCGAAGCGATCGACCGCGCGTTGGGCGGCCTCCTTGGTCCGAGAGCAAAACCGAAGCTCGACCGTTATTGCCGAACAATGCTGGATGCTTTGCTTTTGGATTTCCGTGACAAGGTGGTTCGGGATTGGTTGGCTGTGACGCCGGGGTTGGCCGGCCTGTCGCGCGAAGGGCTGCGGTACGAATTCGCGCAATCGCATCCCGGTTTTGAGGTCGGCAGGAGCGTTTTCGAGAGAATCCGTGAGGTGTGAAATGGACTACGTTCTTCCCGATGGACCGCGTGCCGAGCGGCTCAAGACGATCGACGCGACGACTGATCTCAGCGCGGAGCTGAAGCTCACAAGGTTGATTTGCGAAGAGCTGGCGGCGGCGGGCAGTCCCGTGGCGGCGCAAGTCGCTGGTCTGGTCGGCCGCCTGGCTGAGCGACAGCATCAAATCGAAAAGGAGCAACGCAGCCTGATTACGGCCGAACAGTTGAGGGTCTTGATGAATTGGACGGGGGCATTGCTCTGGCAAATCCTGAGCGAACGGCTGCCGACCGGCCTCGCGGATGGAATCATCGACGAGTTTCAGTCGCGATTTGTTCTTGAGTTCGCCAAGTTCCGCACGACCGGGCAACTGCCGGCGCTGCCGGCACCGACAGCCATTGCAACCATTTCCGCGCCGCCAGTTCATGTGGTGGCGCAGACCGAATAGGAGCGCCGTGGCCCCTAATCCACGGGTCGTGTGACGCTCCCCGGGGCCGCCCGCCAACTGCGCGGCCTCGGGTTCTGATCTTCAGGAGGCCCTCCATGATATCCGCGCTCGCGGCCGTCTGCGCGTGCGGCTGACCGATCCATCCTTGCTACGCGAACGACCATTGTTGTGAAGACTGTTTCGCAAACTATTGTGCCAAGCACAACTTACACGGCTCGCAACTTCGCGCAAGCGTTGCCGGCCCAGAAAGGAACGTCCATGACGACATCAATGATTACGACCGACTCCGCATCGCGGCCACGCTCAAGGGTCAACCCAGAACGCCTAAGCCTGAACAACGCGAAGAGAATGGCCAAGGAGGCGGGAGCGCGAGATGTTGAGCTTATTGTTTCATATTTAGTTCACGCAACGAGTGTCGCGGACGGTGAACAATTGCTGATCGTTCTGCGCCGTAATCGACCGGAGTGCTTTGGTCGTGTTCGCCGGCCACGGTGAAGACCCGCAAGCTTCCAGCATCAGGAGAACAATATGTCCGAAACCAAACTCGACCGTGTAATTCGCGGTGTTGCAAAGTCGCAAGCGGCGCAAGCCAAGCGTGTTGCCGACAAAGCGCGAATGGATAAATCGGAGAGGGCCACCAAGCAGTATGTGGTTTGTCCCGCCATGCGAGTTCTCGACAGGTGTAATTGAAATGAACAGCCTCCAAGCCAAAACAACCGACAAGACCGTCACGGCCACAGCCGGCCCCGACTACAGCAAACAGTTGACCGCGATTGCGGCTGAGAAGGCCGCGCACGCAAGCCGCGTGGCGGCGGCAAAGCGCGAGAGCCGGCGTGCGGCACGTGCGCGAAAGTGATCGAATCAATTCCGCTTTGTGGCAAGACCGCAGTTGCTCACGAAGCATTCCAGTCTCCTGCGGGCTTTTTTCCAAGAGGTGTGTTGATGAATCCTCTCTACTTGTCCCCCGCGGTGTTGATTTCTTACGACGGCGAGAATGCCGACGGCGCAGCCGGTGCTCCGGTGCCCAAGCCGACTCAACCGCCGGCCAATCCTGCCGATCGTCGCTTCACGCAGGAGGATCTCAACCGGTTGCTTGGCGAGGACCGGAGGAAGCACCAAGGCAAGATCGACCAAATCCAGCAAACGCTGGAGCGTGTCTCCGCCAGCAAGAACTTAGACGTGCAGGAGCGCGAGCAGTTGCAGCAGCAACTCGAAGCCTTGGAGGCGGAGAAGAGGACCAAGGAACAGCAATTGGCCCACGAGAAAAAGCAACTCGAAGAACAGATGCAAAAGCGCGTCAAGGAGGCGGAGAACGATCGGAAGGCGTGGGAGACCAAGTACAAGGATTCCTTGATCGACGGCGAGTTGGCTACCGCCGCCCATCGCGCCGATGCCTTCTCCATCGATCAGTTCGTCCGGCAACTCCGCCCCTTGTCCCGCGCGGTGGAGGTAACCGACGAGAAGACCGGCAAGCCGACCGGCAAGTTCAAGGTGGTGATCGATTTTCCCGACCGGGACGAATCGGGCGCGGTCGTGACGCGCGAACTGAGTTCGCGCGAGGCAACCAAGCGGATGAAAGAACAGCCCGATCAGTGGGGCAATTTCTTCCGTGCGAACGTGGTCAGCGGTGTGGGGTCCGGCAGTGGCGGCGGCACGCCCAGCGGCAACGGCAAGATTGATGTGCGGAAGCTGACGCAGCAGCAGTACATGGAGATTCGGGAAAAGAACCCCGAGTTGCTCGGATTGCGTCCCAACAAAAAGGGCAAGTCCGGCCGCTAGTCAGTCTCGCCCCACCCACAAGGCGACAAGGATCGTCGCCTTGCGGGTCTTCTTATCACACCAAGACGCATCGAATCTTTCGGCGGAATAGCCTGCCTCGATTGCCAGACGTGTCCGTGGTGGTGGCAATTCAACCCGCCACCGGCTGGTGCGCTGGAATCCGTTGCCCCATGTTCCGCGTCAGGGTAGCCGGCAACTTCTGGAGGGAGACGCGATGCGCGCCTGTCAAGTTGTTTTCGACCGCCGCGCCCAGCGGCACCGGATTCGGAAAATCGCCGTCACGGCCGAGACCCCCACCGGCTTCATCCGGCCCGACCCGGTGGCATTGTGGCCGTCCAAAGCAAACACCTTCAGGCGACTCGTGGACGCGAGAAAGTATCTGGCGACGAAGACCGCCTGACGCCCGCCAACCGGCCCACACGGCTTCTTCTTGGGCGTCCCGATCTGAACCACACCGTGAGATTACACCCTATGACCATTGCCTCCGATATTACTCCTGTGTTTGTCACGAAATCCGATGTTCCGCCCCGCAACGTGCTGCCAGCCCTGGCGCGGCTGCTAATCGACGTGGACCGGCGGCAGAAGTTGACAAACGACGGATCGCCGATGATGCTGAAGGAGTTGCCCTTGGACCCCGCAGCCCCCTGGATGATGCAACAATGTCACACGCAAAACTGATGGTCGCCGCCGGGTACATTCGCATGTCGGGCCGGCAACAAGAAAAATCCCCCGCCGAACAGCGCGCGGAAATCGCCAAACTGGCTTCCCGCGAAGGTTGCCAGGTGGTCGAGTGGTTCACGGACGAAGCCATCACCGGCGACAGCGGCACCGACGCGCGCCCCGGACTGGCTGCCCTGCTGGCTGGCGCGAAGGCCGGCTCATTCAAGATGGTGTTGGCCTGGCACACCAATCGGGTTTCCCGAGAAAACCCGATGGACGCCATCGGCTTCTACAACCAACTCCGCAAGGCCGGCGTGAGGTTACATACCTGTTGCGAAGGGGCAATCGACCTGGAAGACTTCGCCAAGCAACTCCTGCTCTTCATCAACCAAAAGGCGTCCAATGACTATCTGTTGGAATTGAGCGCCAAGTCGCTGCGGGGCCGGATCGCTGTTGCCAAGACCGGGTGCCACAACGGCGGACGGGCGATCTTCGCAATGGACCGGGGTCTGTTCGATCCGGCCGGCAAACTGGTCCGCCGGCTGCAACTCGGCGAGCGCGCCCATCTGCCCGGCCATCAGATTCGTCTGCTGCCATGCACCGATCAAGGGAAGATCGACGCGGTGAAGTACGCCTTTAATCGCTTCGACACCGCGGACCTCAGCCGCCGGCAGCTTGCCCGCGAGTTGGAGGCCAAGGGTTTTCCCGCTCCAGGCGGCGGCTGGAACCTGTGCAGCGTGACCCGGGTGCTCCAGAACCGCGCCTATGCCGGCACCAGCCTATGGGGTACAACTGCCAGCGGCAAGTACCACGAAATGCAGGGGGGAGACATCGTTGTCAGCGCCCGCAGCAGCAAGCGACGTGTACAACGCAAGAAACTTGTGCCCGACGCCATCCGCGTGGAGAGTGCCCATCAAGGCATCGTTTCCGTGGCCCTGTTCAATCGGGTGCAAACGAAGCTGCCGAGGCCGCGGGGATTCCAACGCAAGCGCAGGGCCGAGTATCCGCTGTCCGGGCTGATCTACTGCGGGCATTGCGGCCAGCCCATGTATGGGGCCGCGACGCGAGTCAAGGTCAAGGGCCGCCGGTACGAATACATGCAGTACACCTGTTCGACCTACTCCAACCACAATGGTCCCACCAGCGCGTGCGGCCGGAACCCCGTGGACGCGGCCCTGGTCCTCGGTTGGCTCACCAAAAAACTCCAAGAGGTCTATCTGGGACCGGGCCGGGACGCCCTGGTCCAGGAAGTCAAAAAGCAACTCAAGGCCGAACCGAAGGCCAACCGCCGGGACTCGGCCCGCTTGGAGAAGCGGTCGGCCGACTTGGAGAAAGAAGTCAAACGGTTGGTCAAGGCCATTCGCACCTTGGACGCCGAGGAATTGGTGGAGGAATTATCGCTGGTCCAAGCCGAGCGGGAACAGGTCAAGGCGCAACTGGCCGAAACCGGCAAGCTGACCGACGCGGCAGACCTCGACGCCGAGGCGGAGCGGATTGCCGACCAAGTGTGGACCATCGGCCAGCGGCTCGGCCACTCAGACCCGGCCATCGTGCGCGACGTGCTCCAGCAATTCGTCTACCGCATCACCTGTCGGTGGGAGACAACCGACCGGCGGAAGCGACGCCGCTGCCATCTGATCGGCGGGACCGTGGAATTATGGCCGCAAACGCCCTTTTCTAGCCCCTCTTCTGTTTTGGGGGCAGTGGCGCAGTCCAGCACCAGATCGCGCTCTTGAACCTGGGTTCGAGCGACGTAAGCTACGCCCTGCGGAGCAACTTCCCATTCTACATCGAGCAGAAGGACTTGCGGGCGGTGGGTGCCCACTTGAAGCACGCTGCCACGGCGGACGGCACGGCCACCACGGGCGGCCAGGGCGCGGCCGAGACGGACATCCAGGTTGGTGCGACCCACGGCCGGTCCTACGACAAGGGGATGAATCCCCCGGCCTTCATCAACCCG